TTTTCACTCGATAAACTTCAAGCAGCGCGACTTTAAGTTCACCGCAAAACAGCGCCAACTTCTAGACTCTATATTGAGTGATGATGTAAAAATAATATTTGTAGCAGGTCCAGCAGGGTCTAGTAAAACTTACATGTCCGTATATGGCTGTTTACAAATAATGGCAAAGGATTTTGAAAAGGATTTGCTTTATATAAGAAGTATAGCCGAAAGCGCCGATAAAGGTTTAGGTAGTCTCCCTGGAGATATTTCAGATAAATTTGATCCATTCCTCATGCCTTTGTATGACAAGCTTGATGAAATGGTACACGAAGGCGATACCGCCTACATGAAACAGATAGAGCGTATTTCTGCTGTACCGATAAACTTTTTAAGGGGAGCCAACTGGAACAACAGGGTTATTGTGGCAGATGAAGCGCAAAACTTCACCTTTAAAGAGCTTACGACTCTTATAACTAGAGTGGGGGAAAACACTAAGCTTATCATCTGTGGGGATTTCATGCAGAGCGACATAAACGGGAGGAGTGGCTTTAAAGAAATGTATGATTTATTTGATTGTGAAGAATCTTTGGAACACGGCATCACTTCATTCAGATTTACGAACAAGGATATAGTAAGAAGTAAAATATTAAAATATATCGTTTCTAAAATAGAAAAATACAAATCAGTGTAATTATATATATAACAAGGCAACCGTCTAAGCGACAGCGGCCAACAGCTTTTAATTAAAAGAGACAGCGATCTTGTTAGCTTTAGTGTAATAAAAATAGAAAAAATTATTTTAAATTATATAAATATATAAGCTTATGAGCCATTTGTTCTGTCCTAGTTGTGGAAATAAATTAGAATATGCCAACATGAAACCTAATTTTTGTGTTAAGTGCGGCAATCAATTAAATGTCAGTTATGCGGCGAATACCGCCCAAGATCAACCCACTATTATCGAGAATGTTGATTTTGGAGAAGATGAGACTAGTTCGGAATCTATACCCCATATAGACAAATTACAAGTAGATTACGAAGTAGATAATAGGAAAACTTTTACGGTGGGTTCATTAGCAGGAAAAAATACTCCTCCAAGCAACGCAAGGGGGAATAGACCAAAATCTGTTGATGAATTCATTAATGAAAAAGAAGAGTGATAAAAAAACTTATGAAGATTGCTCGGATATTATAGATCAAGCCATAACTAAGCAAAGATACAAATGGCGGTTAAATGCCGTTAGGTGGTTCGACTTTAACGATGTAGAGCAAATCATCAAAAGCCATATCGCTAAGAAATGGCATATGTGGGATCAAACTCGTCCTTTGGAGCCATGGATAGGAAGAATCATTTCTAATCAAATTCGCAACTTACTAAGGAACCATTATGGTAATTATACTAATCCTTGTAATCTTATAAATTTACCCAACCACAACAAAATGTATTGCAAGGTATGTCGTAAATGGGAAAAATCAAAAAAAATAGGACTGAACTTAAAAATCCCTTTGTCGACTGAGGATTTCACCAAAGAAATGTATAATCGTTCGTATGTGGATTTTGATTTTAAAACTTCCCTAGAACGGTTGGACCAGAGCATGGAGAAAAAATTAAGTGTAATACATTATCGGGCTTACAGAATGTTGTATTTTGAAAAGAAGACAGAGGAAGATGTAGCCAAGTATATGGGATATAAAATATCCCCTGAAAAAAGAAAGCTTGGTTATCGGCAAGTTAAGAACTTAAAGAAAAAGTTCACCCAGCTCGCTATGGAAATACTTAAAAATCAAGATATTATAGATAATGGAACTTTCTGAACAGCAGAAACAGTTTTTGAGAGAAAACGCAACAAAAATTCCAGATTTAATGGAATTGACAAAACAATGCTTCTCTGAAGCTTCCCCAGTTCGCGCCGAACAATTAGATGGGAGATCGAGGGAGGGTAGGGCTGTCCGTAAATTTCTTGTAGAGAATTGTATTAATTATAAAACCACTGGCAGGGAGAAGCTCGAAACTATTGAATTTTCAGAACAAGAGAAAGATTTCATATTGGCTCAAGCGGAGGACGGGTTATCTTCTTTAGAGATAGCTAAAATTGTTTTTCCTGATAGAAGAGTTAAACCTTTATCAAACGAGCAAAGAGCAGTGTTATCTTTGATAAGAGATGTAAATCCTGACATTATACCTTCTCAAGACAGCGGAGCTTTAAATTCATACCTTGCGCCCAAATCTCCAAGCCGTATCATCAAAAAAATCAATGATGCCACAGGAATGGGGCTAGATGAATCGAGGGTTAACAGGCAGAAGCAAATTTGTATCGAGAGGCTTGGTGTTAACTTAAATAACTCTCGGTTTTTAAAAATAATTAATAATTATTTAAATGAAGAGGATCGGGTTCTTTTTGAACATGAATTTGTTCGATTGACTTGGGATAAGCCAGATTTGACTGCGGATGAGCTTAACTTGTATCTTAATGTCTGTAAAGAGGTTATAAACCTCGAAGTGGTTAGTTCCCACCTTAACAAGCTTAACGACATGTTTGACATCGCCGATGACCAAACAGAGATGAGCGTAAGGCTAGCGGAAATCATAAAGGCTAAATCTGGGGAGTACCACCAATGCGAAACTCGGATAGAAAACCTTACTAAAAAATTACAAGGGGACCGTGCGGAACGCATGAAGAAGAACCAAAGAGAGAATGCTTCTTTTTTATCTATTGTTCAACTCTTCCAAGAGGAGGAGGAGAGAAAGACTATGGTCCGTATCGCAGAAATGCAAAAGCAAGCCATAAAGGAAGAAGCTGACAGATTAGAAGGAATGGCTGAATGGAAAGCTAGGGTTTTAGGGATTTCGCAGGAAGATGTCGTATAGTTGCAAAGAATGTAATGAATCTTTTGATTCTCTAAGAAGTTTACATGCACATATAAAAAAGCACGGCATGTATGTCGGCGACTATTATGTGAAGAATTTCGCTAAAAAAGATAAACTTACCCAAGAACTAATTCCATATAAAAAATACGATCAGTATTTCGCTACTGACTTCCTCAGTGCCGCCAACATGAAGAAGTGGTGTGATACAGCGCCACGTAATGAAGTAAAAGAATATATAATAAATACCTTCAAGGGCAGAATGCTAAGCAAGAGCTTATCTGGCTCACCCCCTTCCACTTACCTACAAACTGCGGGGTTGCCCGATATTGACATGTGCAAAATGGTTTTCGGTAGTTACAACGAAGCTTGCACACAATTTGGTATGTTGCCCATGCTATCGAGGCAACTACCAAATGAGTTCCATCAAAATTATAAAGATACCCGTATATTTGTAGATACGAGAGAACAGAACCCACTAATATTTAAAAATAGTGAGAAGCTAAAACTTGATGTGGGAGATTACGCTGTTATGGGGGAAAATTTCGATTACACTTTTGTGGACCGTAAATCTTACCAGGATTTTTGCTCTACAGTGACCATGGGTTACAAAAGGTTTATAAAAGAAATAGAGAGGTGCAAGAGTTTAGACTCTTTTTTGTTTATTGTGGTAGAAGCAGCGTTTGATGGCATGGAAGAAGAAAACAAAGGCAGTTATAAAAAATTTAAATTAGATTATGTTTTCCACCAGATGAGGGAAATTCAATCTAGTTATTCCGATTGTTGCCAATTCATCTTTAGTGGATCACGAGATGACAGCATTGAGTTGATTCCGAAAATTCTTGTTTTAGGGAAAAAACTTTGGCAGGTCGACCTCCAATATTTTTGGGACAAACATATAAAAGAAAATGGCTTGGGAAACAGGAAAACAAAAACTAAAAAGAGAATTCAAAAATATAAACCAGTTATTACTGGAAAAAGAGGGGTATTTGGATGATGGAGAGGCAAAAATTTTGCTTTATAAATTCCTAAAAGAAAACCCTTCTTTCGCAACAGAGTTATTCACAGGAGTAAAATTATTTCCCTTTCAACATATGGCTATAAAGGCCATGATGGAGTCTGACTACTTTTTGGGCATATGGAGCCGAGGAATGTCCAAAAGCTTCTCTACGGCTATTTTCGCGCTCTTAGACGCTATTCTACATCAAGGGGTGCAGATTGGTATATTATCTAAGTCATTTAGACAATCTAAAATGATATTTAAAAAAATCGAAGATATTGCTAAAAGTCCTAAGGCCGAATTTTTCTCTCAATGTATCACTAGAACTTCTAAGATGAACGACGAGTGGGTAATGGAAATAGGGCGAAGTAGTATCAGAGCGCTCCCCTTGGGTGATGGTGAAAAACTTAGGGGTTTCCGTTTCCAAAGAATGATCATTGATGAGCTTTTGCTTATGCCTGAGAAAATCTTTAACGAAGTAATTATGCCCTTCCTGTCAGTTGTGGATAATCCGACGGAAAGACAAGAGGTATATGATCTAGAAACGAAAATGATAGAACAAGGGAAAATGAAAGAGGAGGAAAGAAAAAAGTGGCCCAACAACAAAATTATTGGTTTGTCTTCTGCTTCTTACAAATTCGAGTATCTTTACAAGCTTTATCAGCAATATGAGAATTTAATACTTAATGAGAACACTCAAGATGGGGCGCATAGGACAATTATGCATTTTAGTTATGATTGCGCTCCAGAACAGCTTTATGACCAAAATCTTATAAGTCAATCCAAAGCGACAATGAGCGATTCCCAGTTTGATCGAGAATTTAATGCTGTTTTTACAGATGATAGTTCTGGCTATTTTAAAGTAAGTAAAATGGCAGAATGCACTATTCCCGATGGGGAGGGGCAATCAGTGGAAGTGATGGGTCAAAAAAATGACGAGTACCTTTTAGCCTTTGACCCGTCATGGTCAGAAAGTGAAAGTTCAGACGACTTTGCTATGTTGCTGATCAAATTAAACAGGGAACAAAGAAAAGGTACAGTGGTTCATAGTTATGCTTTATCTGGGGCTAATTTAAAAACTCATATAAAATATATAGCTTATTTACTTACTCACTTTAATATAGTGGCTGTAGTGGGAGATTATAATGGAGGAGTGCAATTTATGAACTCTTGCAATGAAAGCACTATCTTTAAAGATTTGAACTTACAACTCCAAACGATTGAAGCGGAATTAGATAAGCCTATCGATTATGATAAGAATTTAAGGAAACTTAAAAATCAATACAATAAAAGCACTAAGAAATTTGTGTTTTTAAGAAAACCTACTTCTCCATGGATTAGGGCGGCTAATGAATCATTGCAGTCAGCTTTCGACCGTAGAAAAATATTCTTTGGTGGAGCGGCGATGAACGATGATTACAATATACAGCGGAAGGCTCCTATACCTATTAAGGGTTTAAAATTTATAAGAAACGATTCAAATGAAACTTCTTCAGTTGGAGCTAGGATGATCGATCTAGTGGAGCATCAAAAAGATATGATGGATTTAATAAAAGTACAATGCGCTTTAGTTCAAATTACTACTTCACTCCAAGGAACCCAAAGTTTCGATTTACCTCCTAACCTTAGAAAACAAAAGGGGGCAGATAAAGCTAGGAAAGACTCTTATTCTGCTTTGGTGTTAGGGAATTGGATGATGAATGTTTTTTATGATATGGAGGCTTATGACGGTGGATCAGGGCAAGCTACTTTTACTCCGATGTTTATTTCTTAACTTTTAAAAGTTGAAAGTTGACTTTGGGGTGTAATATGAATTATCGTTATGGCTAAAAGAAAATACACAAAACGCTCGCAGTATTGGGATAAATTTAACAAAACAAATGAGGTTTATGTCCCTGTGGGAAAAGACGGGGTTGGGTCGCCAGATTTACTGGGGGAACCGTTTTACACAGCAGATGCTTCTTATAACGAAGTTTCCAAAGCTCGCAGACAAGGAGCAAGCACTAGTGGGTTTGGTGGATCTAGGAAGAACAGGGCTGCTTTTGTTAATCTCAAGAATAGATTTTCCAGCATAAACGCAGGGCTACTTCCTTATGATTATTCTGCGGATGGGATTGATGTTAGAGATACTATAGAGCTATGTCAAAAAGCCTACGCCAATGTAGCTGTTTTCAGGAATGCTATAGATATAATGTCTGAGTTCACCAATACAGATATTTATCTGGAAGGTGGAACAAAAAAAAGTAGAGAATTCTTTTACGAGTGGTTTAAAAAAGTAAATATTTTAAGCATTAAAGACCAATACTTTAGGGAATACTATAGAAGCGGGAATGTCTTTTTATATAGGGTAGATGGTAAATTTAAAGCCGATGATTATGCTCGATTGATGAACCAAGTTGGATCTATCAATCCTTCTGCAAATAGAATACCTCTTCGTTATATTTTGCTTAATCCCTATGACATTGTGGCTAAAAGGGCTACTACTTTTGCTATGGGTGCGTATGAAAAAGTTTTATCTGAATACGAACTGGCCAGACTGCAAAACCCTCAAACTGAAGAAGATCAGGAGCTTTTTGAAAGCTTAGATCCTGAAACTCAACAAATAATCAAAAAGGGTGGTTATTCCGCCAAAGGTTTAAAATTAGTTTTAGACCCCCAAAAATTAGCTTTTTCTTTTTATAAGAAACAAGACTATGAGCCATTCGCTATCCCTTTTGGATTTCCTGTTTTAGAAGACATTAATGCTAAAATGGAATTGAAGAAAATGGACCAAGCTATCACTCGTACTGTAGAGAATGTTATTCTTCTCATTACGATGGGGGCTGACCCAGATAAAGGGGGTGTGAACGCTAATAACTTGGCGGCGATGCAAAATTTGTTTAAAAACGAAAGTGTGGGTAGAGTTCTTGTGTCCGATTACACCACCAAGGCCGAATTCATTATTCCTGAGCTTAATAGAGTATTGGGGCCAGATAAGTATAAAATATTAAATGAAGACATAAAACAAGGTCTTCAAAATATAGTAGTGGGAGAAGAAAAGTTTAACTCCACTCAAGTTAAAGCCCAAATATTTATTGATAGATTAAAAGAGTCTAGAACAGGTTTCCTTAATGATTTTTTGCAAAAAGAAATAAAAAGGATATCTCAAGAGCTAGGTTTCAGATCATATCCTGAGGTTAGGATGAAAGATATCGATATGCGTGATGAAACTCAATTAATGAGAGCTTCTACCCGTTTAATGGAATTAGGTATACTAACTCCACAGCAGGGAATGGAAATGTTCCACAACGGCAGATTCCCAGAATCAGATCAAATTGCACCAGCCCAAAAGGATTTTGTGGAAGAAAGAAAAGATGGGTACTACAACCCCTTAGTGGGCGGAGTTCCGATGGTTGGTCCAGAAGGCGATAACTCCAATACTACCCCTAAACAAGCAGGGAGGCCCGAAGGCACTGTTGATATTCCTATTGTAAATGCAACGTATTCTAGAGCCAATATACAAAAAACTATTTACGAAATAGATGAATTAATAAACGACGCTAAATGCCAAATGATAGAGAATATAGACTCAAATGTACTATCTGAAGCTCAAGAAGAAATGGTTGCTAATTTATGTGAATCTATAGTTTGTGCGGAAAATAAAGAATCTTGGTCCCAAACCATGGAATCTTGTGTAAAAGACTTTAATAAAATAGAAAATTTGCACACGTTGGCTGAAGTGTTGACGATCTCTAATGATCATAACCTTGAGCTATACCCCGCAGCAATACTTCACCATAGCAATGAAAAGAAATCTAAAAGCCCTTTATAAATTCCTCCCTAAAAGATCGGGAGGGGAAATTGAACTCTCTCTAACAGACGCTGGTTTTGGCAAGAGGTATCCTGAATTAGATAAGAAACTGGAGGACACCGCAGCCGAGATGACTACTTTTGAAAAAGAAAAGGAGGACATCACTGACAAGCAAGATGAAAAAGATTCTAAAGAACTCCGCAGAGAAACCTTAAGAGAGCGACTTAAGCATCACCAAGATGCCATTGAGAACGTTAAGTCTGAAATAGCGGCTCTTGAAAAAGACGAGAAGGAAGACGAATCCGATGTGCAAATGGAGTCCGATGCGGCAAAGACTAAAAAAGAGTGGGACAAGATAAACAAGAAGGAACTCAAAGAGGACACCAAGAAAGAAAAAGAGGAGCATGAAAAAGATGCTGTAAAGGACGATAAGAGTAAAATTAAAAAACTCGAAAAAGGCAAACCATCAGAAAAAAAGAGCGCAGAAAAGAAAGCTTTAAAACGCGATGAGAAATTTGATAAGAAGTCTGAGAAAACTTACGCTCAGCTTCTTAATGAGGCTGCCGAGCGATATGCTGGGAAGAAAAGAAGTGAGTTAAAGGATAGTGATTTCCTTGATCCTAAAAGGCGGTCTTTTCCTGTGATGTCATCTCAAGACGTAAAAGATGCAGTTAGCAGTTGGGGCCGATATAAAGGTTCTATGACTTTTGATGAATTTAAGGCTAAATTGACAAGAAGAGCTAAAAAAATAGGTGCAGAAAGCGCCCTTCCAAAAAGTTGGACTGATAAAAAATAATGGACTACAAGTATACAACTACTTTTGAATGTCCAATATCTAGTTGTGAAATTAGCGAAGCTTCCCTGATTTCAGAAGCGTCTTTGGATAATTTAGCGCCTTTAGTTCCTAAGGATATAGATTACAAAAGCAATATAGATTTACTAGGAGTAGCCTTTAATGCTGCGGTAGTTAACAAGTTTAATAAGAACGGGGACGGTCTCGACACAGCTACCGCTCAAGCATATACGCCCAATTTTATTCACAAACCTACAAATATCGAACACGATAAAGAAAAGGTTATTGGTCATATTGTGGATGCTGGATTCAGTTCATTTGGAGATAGTAAAATACTAACCAATGAAGAGGTCTCCAAAGAAAAAGGCCCGTTTAATATTTCTTTGGGGGCAGTAATTTATAAATCTGTTAATAAAAATTTTGCTAATTTGGTAGAAAAATCATTAGATCCTGATGACTCTGCTTACCAGAAAGTTTCAGCAAGCTGGGAAGTCGGCTTTAGCGATTATGTCTTAGCTGTAGGGAGTGACTATTTAGAGGGAGCTACAATAATTTCAGATCCTGAAAAAATACAGGAAATGAAGGGTTTTTTGCGTAGTTACGGGGGGACAGGAAAAACCGAGAACGGGGAAAGTATTTACCGTTTAATAGTGGGAAGCATTTACCCCTTAGGTATTGCTTACACCCTTAATCCTGCGGCTGAAGTGAAAGGATTGTATTCCGAAAAGCCTAAAACAGAACGAATTTTTATAAATGATAAACGTGATAATATTTCACAAAAAATTAATTTAAATGTAAACAACAAAAAGGATATTAACGCTATGGAAATCGAACAAACTATTTCAGAACTTAAAGAGCTTCTCAATGAAAAGAAATTTTCTAAGGAAGCTGTCGCATCAATGACTGACACCTTCTCAGAAGCTATTAAACAGCGAGATGAGCAATATCGTGCCGATATTGAAGCTGCCAAGTCAGAGAAAGAAACAATCGCTAAAGAATACGGAGATCTTAAAGATTCTGTAGCTGAACTCGAAGAAAAGCTTGGAAGCGCTAATGAGCGTATTTCAGTTTTTGAAAACGAGAAGAAAGCTGAAGAAGCCATTGCCCGTTTTAACGAAAGAATGGATTCTCTTGATCAGTCTTATGAACTTGATGATCAGGACCGCGAATTTCTTGCTAAAGAGCTTAAAACTATTGATGAGGAAGAGTCTTTTGAGGCTTTCGCTTCTAAACTCGAAGTTCTTTGGAAGCACAAGAATAAAGAAGCTCAGGCTTCTTTCAACGAGGAAATCCAAAAGCGAATTGATGAAGAGGTCGCCAAAAGAGTCTCTAACGCTTCTACTGAAGAAGTAGAGGTTGAGAAAGCTCTTGATGGCGCAGAAGAGGTTGACTCTGCTGTTCCTAACGTTAACGAAGCTGTAGCATCTAAAGAAGATTCTCTTATAGATAAATTCAAAGATGCTTTCAAGCGCGAAAATATCGAAATTTCTTAATTTAACTAACTAAATACTAATAACACAAATCATATGTCTATTCGAATTTTACCATTCAGACAATATTCTGATAATGATGTCGTGAACCTATACAAGTTGGATACCAACTCGGCTCTCGACGCGACAACGGACGTTGGCTCTGGCGATGCTGGAGTTTTCGTTTCGATTACAAACGGTAACTTCAATGCAGATCCTGTTACTTACCAAACAAATAGCTATCTTGGTGACTCAAGTTATCCGTTTCTTGGTACTAGCGAAATGTACCCTGAAGTTAATCTCACAGTCAACGCAGCTACATCTGGCCATAAACCTCTTGGGATTACGCTAATGCAGACTGCTAAAAACGACGAAAACGGAGAAAAACTTCTCTATAACCCAACTAAGCAAACTGAGCTTCAGGCATGTCTCCCAGGCCAAGCTGTTCCAATCGCTACGGAAGGTGTCTTCACTCTATCTGATAGCGGGTTTGACGGAAACGCTGTTGATTATACTATAGGAGGAACTGTAATGATATCTCCTTTTAATCCAGGTAAACTTACAGGCGTACAAGGGACTCATGGAAGACATGGTCATTGGACTTCTGGACATTTCGGAAAAGTTCTTGGAACTGGTTCTAGAACCAACCAAGGCCCGACGAGTGATCAGTTCTTAGGTGATTATATTGTCTTACAAATTAAATAACTTTTAAATATTAGATAAATAATTTCATGAAAATTACTTTAAAACGCACCCCAGAACAAGTCGAGCTTGTAAAAGCTATGGCTTCTCGCAACAAAACAGTTGCATATGAGGCGCAGGTCGCCCTTGCCGAGTTTATCGGACCAGTTTTGGCTGAGGTTCTTAACCAAGCCCCAACTGTAAGCAACCTGTTCCAGTCACTTCAGTTTAATGCTGATGATAACCCAAGCATCCCTTTGGATCTTTACTACAACATTTCCGATGAGGATTATGTTAACGTATGGAGCCAGAGTCACGCTGGTGGTCTTCCAACTAACCAAGTTCTCCCAACTGCTTCTGAGTTGAAGCTTGCTACTTACAGCCTTGATAGTGCAGTAAGTTTTGATCGTCGTTATGCAGCTAAAAGCCGCATGGACGTTGTAAGCAAGACTTTCACTCGTGTCGCACAAGAGATTTTGATCAAGCAGGAAACTACTTCAGCTACTTTGCTTATGACTTCTGTAGCTAACGCTAGCACCAATTCAAAACCCCACGTTCAAACGAGTAGGGTTGCAAGCAAATTCACACTTGCTGACATGAATGATCTTCTTACTCTTGCTAAGAGAATCAACACTTCATGGATCGGTGGAACTCCGACAACTCGCACTAAAGGAGTAACGGATCTTATTTGTTCTCCAGAAGTGGTACAAGACATCCGTTCAATGGCTTATAACGCTATTAACTCTCAAGATGCAGACGGTACTGCACCAACGACTGAGGGTCTTGCAGCTCCTGATGAGCTTCGTATGAATATTTTCCGTGATGCAGGTCTTCCTGAGTTTTACGGTCTTAGCATTATGGAGATTAACGAGTTGGGAACAAACGAGAAGTTTAACAATTTGTTTGATACTGCTGCTGGCGGAACAACTTATACAAACGCGGATGCTAGAAATATTGTATTCGACACCTCTACAGACGATTTCGTCCTAGGTGTTGATCGTACAAAAGACTCTCTTATTCGTGCAGTTGCTGTTGACGCTGAGAGTGGTAGTGAGTTCACTCTCATTGCTGATGATCAGTATAGCATACGCCAAAACAAGATTGGTTACTTTGGTTCTATCGACGAAGGTCGGGTAGTTCTTGATAACCGAGTACTTGTTGGAAAGATCGTTGGACCATAATAATCCAATAATTATTATCCAATTTAAAGGTCACCTCGAAAGGGGTGGCCTTTTTTTATTTAATTTATTATTTTGGTGTATATAATAGTATTATGAGTGAAGAAGAACAGCCATACGAGGAAGTAACGACTGGACAAGAAAAGCCTGTAAAGAAAGGCATTATCGAAGAAATCCAAGAGATGAAGAGAAAGGGAGAGATTAACAGCGCGGCCTATAAGGAAAAGATTAAACAACTCGAAGTCATTCTTGGGGTACAAGAGCTAAGCCCATTTAAGACAAATGAGTTAGAGATATTTGAGGACAACCTTAAATCCATGAATTTGACTGATATGATGAGAATGGCGCAAAAAGCTGGGTTAAATCCTCGTTTAGATAAGCCTAGATTAAAAGCGGCAATGATTAAAGAGTTTAAGGCTTATACCCGCAATAACCGCAACAATATAATCCCGAATCCTGTTGAGAGCGTTAAGCTCGATCCTGACAATCCTACCCACGCTAGTACGATTAAAATGCTACAAGATTTAGGTCTTTAAGTGTAATACCTTACATGAGCGTATTAGAAGACTTAGCTTCAGGTATTGTAGAAACAGAATTTGATAGTGATACTGGTATTGCAACAGTAGCCGCTGTTAGCGGTTGGCTTTATGAAAATTTAGGAAAGTTAAATACTTATATTTACACTGACTTTGCAGGGTATACCGCTACTGGTATTTATGGCCAAATAGACACAGAGGCTCAAAACATTCTTAAAGAACTCTACTTACACAATTATTATAATAAAGAAGCCCGCAATGCTCTTAGAGGGATTGTTAGCTCCAGCGTAAGCGGTGATAATATATTAGCCTTAAAGGACGGAGAAAGCTCTGTAACGTTTATCAACCGCAATGAGGTGTCGAAGGTCTACAGAGGGCTTGCAAGCGATTCTATGGACAATATCGTGCGAATGGCGGGCCAATATAACATCTATCAGGCACAGCCTAGACAATTGGGAGGAATTGACGGAAGCGGCCTCTCTAATTATGACTAAAAAAACCCCGTTTTCCAACGGGGTTCTTTAGTAGGGGATGTGGGGGTGTAAAATTGATTACCTAGCTTTAGCGGCAGCTAAATCTTTTCTAAACTGAGCTTTTAACTTGGCTTTAGTTGCGTTATCCTTACCTTGAGCCGCCTCTGCAAAATCTCTTCGGACTTCTGATGCGGTTTTGGGCTTAGGAGAAGCCTTAGTTTCAGCTTTCGGAGCTGGGGCTTTTTTAGGGGCTTCAGCTTTCGGAGCTTCTTTTTTAGCTTCCACCTTTTTAGCTTCCACCTTTTTCGGCGTTTCCTTTTTAGCTGCTGTTTTTTTATTTTCGGGCATTATGAGTTTCTCCAAATGGTTAAAATTTCATCACTATCGGTAGTTTTTGCATTAGCCAGAGCGGCTATCTGTTTTTTTTCAGCGTCAGTTCCTTTTTTGAGCGCATTTTTTAAAGCTTCAATTTCAGGGTAAGCTTGTTTTAAGGAGGTTGCTTTAGGCGTTACCTCTTTGGTAGGCTCTTGTTTTGCAACATCTTTTCGCGCCACACTAGAGTCGGCTTTTTTATAAGAATCTTTTTCCATATGGTTTTTCTAAAGTTAATATTTAACTTACCTAAGTATTAATAGCCACCGCCGCCGAAGACTGACTTTCCGTTTGCTCCGCTACAGAACAGCCCAGCATTAGTATCATTTATTCCTCCGACTTGTGCAGAGAGAGTTAAATCAACACTTTGGTTAGATCCAATAGAAGAAGAAAAGCTTTCTGAGTCTACTTTAGCTCCTTCTAACCGCCATATAAGAGCGTCTGTTCCATCTTTGTCTTTCAGTGCCACCGTGGCTGATCTTGCGTTTTCGTTTAACTTACTAGCTAATTGAAAAGCTGATACGTCGTTAACAATAGCGCTTATTGACATAGTAACATTTAGTGGGAAGTCTACTTCACGAGCAAATGGGAATCTGCTTCCAAGTCTATCTAATGGAGATCTTGAAAAAGGAGCGCTTATCGAAACACTTTGTACGTGAGAAGCGCCAGCTCCAGTAATATCGGCAATTGTATCGCCGTCGAAACCACCTATGGAAAGAGTAATATCTCCTGGGCGAAGAGCAGCTATAGAGCTAACCCCAGTAGTCGGGATTGGTAATTGAATTTGATCTGTCAGTGCGGTTCCTGCTGACTGATCAACCGCTGGATTATCAACCAGACCTGACAAACCAGCTGCGGTATCAGAACGAATGTTAGCCGCTTCCATTGATACGGAAGCAGTAGGAATAGATCCTACAGACATGTCTATTGAGTAATCTGTTATATAACAGTTTCCTATACCTACAACAGAATCCTCCGTAGTAAGAGCGCCATCGGTATTAATATCTATACCTTCTGGTGAAGTTGCTATGAAAGCATTTACTCCAGGTCCACCCACCATTTGACCAGAAGCGAAGTTCGCCTGAGTATTTGAATCTCCAGTTTCAACGAAAAAACCCAATACTCTTTCGTTGAACCCGTCCGTTAAGTAATATGAAAAATCGGTACTAACGGTTGGCGGCTCAAGAATGACTGAATCAATTCTGGCAAGTTCTCCAAACTGGTTTATATCCTGCCTGTTGATTGTGTAGCTAAAATTAGCGCTTTGGACTCTCTCTATTTGCAAGTGATCTACTACTCCTGTTGAGGTAGAACTGTCACTCACAAAAAGAGCTTCGGATTGGTAAATTACTCTGTTTCTGGCCATGATAATTAAAATTCTTTCTTTTGTTTACAGTTTTAGTTTAAAAATATGAAATTAGTTGAATCGATATCTATGCTGTTGGACATCGAAATCAATAAATCCGACGTACATTTCATGCGCTAGAGATTTGCGGTCTCGATCTGTTAATTTTGAGGTTGTTACGTCGTTTATATAAAAATCAATCACCCCTGAATAACCATCTGTTACTCCAGAATAGTCATAGCTTGCGTTTTTAAGGTCTCCCAGTTCTGTGATTGGATATCCTGTCATCGGGACGGGCGTGATACATTCATCAACCGCATCCATAAAAATAGATCAAACTCCACCTAACTGATAAGTATCTTCAGCTAAAATAACAGCTTTCATGGAAACCGTGGTATCTTGCATTCCGCCTAAAGCAAAAGGTTTATTTTGTGCGTCAGATGAGGAAATAAAAATTGCAGGAACAACATCATCATAAGGTTCTATGTATGTATATGGTCCTGACGGAAGTCTAGAATTAACAGTATATTTATTCTCCACTACCAAATCTTCCTCAGTGTCATTTGTCATGTAGACGTTAAAATCTTTCACTGAAAATTGCCCAGTTAGGGATAGCTCTGTATTGCTTCCCGAAACCAAAGCCCTCCCATTTTCAAAATCCAATACAACTCCATCGTCCCTACCAGAAAAGCTACCGCCGATATAAACACCAGTAGGCATCGTTGCTCCTGTAACCGCAGAATCTGTAACCCATTGTTTAAAAGGACTTCCATACGCTTTATATGTAGTATCTAAGCGGGGATCATCGTAATAAAAAAAT